TCCAGATAGAGATTCTGACCGTGACACCACCAGTCATCCTCACGATGAAAATCAGGCAGCGCAATCCCCGCCAGATGGTACGCATCCCGGAACAGCGCATAACAGTCCGTCACCCCGTGCTCAAAGCGCCGCCCGGTAAGATGCGGCACACAGCGGAACTTGTGAATCGCCCCCCGGCAGACAAGCCACCACGGCAGACCACTCTGCACCTGCAGCCGCCGGTCGGCCTCACTCAGCCAGGGCAGAGCACCGGGGTGACTGTGGACCAGCGCCGCAATCTCACCCTGCATTTCTGCCCGCAGCCAGTCCTCCGGAGCCATCCGGAAATACGCCTCCGGCTCACCGGAAATATTCGCGCAGGGTAAATACCTGTCCCCCTCCGGCGTTCTCACCACGAAGCCGCACGATTCCGCTGGCGCACATCGCCGGGCGTGCGCCAGAATCGCTGATTCTGTCTGTGTCATGGGATTTACTGCGAAAGTTTGTTAATGGAAAGGTAGCCGCCAAAGTTACCGATGTTATTGCGAAACTTACAGCCGCTCAGGCATTTGCTGCATTTATCTTTCGTGATATCGGACGTCGGCTGGTCATATTCATCCGCGACCGCCGGACCGTGATAACCGCACTCATCACCGCGATAGGTCCAGGTGCAGGTGTTGGCCAGCATGATGCGCCCCGGAAAAACGGCGCCATCCGTTTCCGTCGGTGTGGCCAGCACAAAGGAGGCACCAACCGCCGTCAGTTCGCTACACTGCTCGATGCGCCAGCGGCTGACCACCTCCTGCTCCGGGTCGGCGTCACTGTTTCCGTTGACGAAGTTCACCGCATCCAGAAAACGGGCGTAAACCTTACGTCGGACCACCGTTCCGCCAACCAGACTCTGCAAATCCTCCACCATCCCGGTGACCAGACCATACAGATTGGACACGCTCAGCACTGGTCTGGCGCTGGCCCCTTTGCCATTCAGTTCAAAACCGCTCCCCTGAATGGGGTATGCCTGATACTGCCGCCCCTGCCAGGTGACCGGTTCACCTTTTTCGTTCTGCTCATTACAGAAAAAATAACGTTCTCCACCGACCTCTGTCAGGTCGATTTCCCAGAGCACCACGCTGGCCGACTGCTCCGCACGGGTGCATTCATTCAGTGTTTCCTGCCGGATATCCTGCATCAGTTCACCACCTGTTTAAACTCTGCGCTGAACTCAACACGCAACATACTGACCCGCGACGTCCATTTTGCGCAGGTCACCTTTATCTGCCTGTAACCATAAGGCGGCGTCCACAGAAAGGCTTTCCAGCCTCCGTGCTCTGCCAGAAACGACTCCAGTACCGTGGCCTCCTCACGGGGGACAGAAAGCGTCACGCTGTACGTTTTCAGGTCGGCATTCAGTCCGGCAGGCGCTCGCTGGGAATAGCCATCACCAAAGCGCACTTCCCTGACGGAAGGGGCCGAAGCCACATCCATGCCGGGTTTCACTTTCCAGCGAAAGGTTTTCATCGTCCACCTCCGGAGAACTGACCACCATCACGCATCTGTGCCTGAATTTCATCACGGGCACCCTTGCGGGCCATGTCATACACCGCCTTCAGCATTTGTGGACCTGGCAGACCATTCGTACCGTCGTTCTGAATCACCACGTTGTTGTTCTGCTCAAATCTGATACCCTCTGAACGCCGCATTTGCGCCGGACTTCCGGTGCCACCGACATAACCGCCGGTGGCATAGCCGCGCATCAGCCGGTAAAGATTTCCCACGCCAATCCGGCTGGTTGCCTCCTTCGTGAAGACAAACTCACCACGGTGAACAATCCCCGCTGGCTCATATTTGCCGCCGGTTCCCGTAAATCCCCCGGTCGCAAAATGGAATTTCGCCGCAGTTGCCTGAATGGCTGTACCGCCTGACGCTGATGCGCCGCCACCAACAGCCCCGCCAATGGCGCTGCCGATACTCCCGACAATCCCCACCATTGCCTGCTTAAGCAGAATTTCTGTCATCATGGACAGCACGGAACGGGTGAAGCTGCGCCAGTTCTGCTCACTGCCGGTCAGCATCGCCGCCATATTCTGTGCAATACCATCAAAGGTCTGCGTGGCTGCACTTTTTACCTGCGACATACTGTCCGTGGCGCTCTCTTCCCACTCACTCCAGCCGGACTTCAGGCCTGCCATCCAGCTCCCGCGAAGCTGGTCTTCAGCCGCCCAGGTCTTTTTCTGCTCTGACATGACGTTATTCAGCGCCAGCGGATTATCGCCATACTGTTCCTTCAGGCGCTGTTCCGTGGCTTCCCGTTCTGCCTGCCGGTCAGTCAGCCCCCGGCTTTTCGCATCAATGGCGGCCCGTTTTGCCCGTTGCTGCTGTGCGAATTTATCCGCCTGCTGCGCCAGCGCGTTCAGGCGCTCCTGATACGTAACCTTGTCGCCAAGTGCAGCCAGCTGGCGTTTGTACTCCAGCGTCTCATCTTTATGCGCCAGCAGGGATTTCTCCTGTGCAGACAGCTGGCGACGTTGCGCCGCCTCCTCCAGTACCGCGAACTGGCTCTCCGCCTTCCACAAATCCCGGCGCTGCTGGCTGATTTTCTCATTTGCTCCGGCATGCTTCTCCAGCGTCCGGAGTTCAGCCTGAAGCGTCAGCAGGGCAGCATGAGCACTGTCTTCCTGACGATCGCCCGCAGACACCTTCACGCCGGACTGTTTCGGCTTTTTCAGCGTCGCTTCATAATCCTTTTTCGCCGCCGCCATCAGCGTGTTGTAATCCGCCTGCAGGATTTTCCCGTCTTTCAGTGCCTTGTTCAGTTCTTCCTGACGGGCGGTATATTTCTCCAGCGGCGTCTGCAGCCGTTCGTAAGCCTTCTGCGCCTCTTCGGTATATTTCAGCCGTGACGCTTCGGTATCGCTCTGCTGCTGCGCATTTTTGTCCTGTTGAGTCTGCTGCTCAGCCTTCTTTCGGGCGGCTTCAAGCGCAAGACGGGCCTTTTCACGATCATCCCAGTAACGCGCCCGCGCTTCATCGTTAACAAAATAATCATCCTTGCGCAGATTCCAGATGTCGTCTGCTTTCTTAAACGCAGCCTCTGCCTTAATCAGCATCTCCTGCGCGGTATCAGGACGACCAATATCCAGCACCGCATCCCACATGGATTTGAATGCCCGCGCAGTCCTGTCTGCCCAGGTCTCCAGCGTGCCCATGTTCTCTTTCAGGCGGCGGGTCTGGTCATCAAACCCTTTCGTTGCGACCTCGTTCGCCGCCTGCAATGCCCCGGCTTCATCGCCGGAACGCTGCAACTGAGCAACATACGCAATCTGCTCCGCCGTCACGTTATGGAACTGGCGTGCCATCGCCGTCAGCCCCGACGTCGGGTCTGTGGTCAGCTTCCCGAAGGCTTCAGCGACCTTGTCCACCTCCACGCCGGATGCAGAGGAGAAACGCGCCACACTCTGGCTGATGGACGCAATCTGAGCCTCACCGCTTACCCCCGCCTTAACCAGTGCGCTGAGTGACTCGCTGGTCTGGTTAAACGTCAGCCCTGCCGCCTGCCCGGCTCTGGACAGGACCAGCATACGATCTGCCGTCAGTCCCGCCTGATTGCCGGAAAGGACCAGCGTTTTGTTGAAATCGGACAGGGTTGAGTTGCCCTGATACCAGGCATACGCCAGCGCACCGGTCGCCACCGCCAGCGAGGTGGCCCCCACCATCGGCAGGGTGATCGCACCGGCAAGCCCCCTGAACATGGGGATCATCCCGCCGAAGGAGTCCTTCACCTGCCCCCCCTGTTGCAGCAGGATCAGCCACGGACTTTGCCCGCCTGCAAGCTGCGTGGCCACGTCGGTGAACTGTGCAGGCAGCATACGCATGGCGGCTTTATACTGCCCGACGGAAATCCCCGCTTTCTGTGCAGCCAGCGCCTGTCGGCTCAGCGACTGTTCAACGACTGCCGCTGTTTTTTTCGCATCACTTTCCGTACCGGAAAAATGACGCCTGACTCTGGCCATCTGCTCGTCAAATCTGGCCGCATCCAGACTCAAATCAACGACCAGATCGCCTACCGGTTCAGCCATACCGGACTCCTCCTGCGATCCCTTCTGATACTGTCATCAGCATTACGTCATCCTCCGTCATGTCCGCCACATCCGGGGAAGCGGGGATAACTTCATTCCCGTCCGGGCCAAAGCGGACGCCTCCGGCAAGCCCTGCCGCTTTCTGCATCAGCACATCATCTTCAGGCTCTTCGTCAGCCTCGCGCCGGTTCAGCAGACTGAAATCCAGCGGATGCATATCCGGATCGCTGAAAAACAGGCTGAGCACGGTGTACGTCAGCCCAGAAAAGTGCATATCCAGCAGAACATCATGAAAATAATGGGTACTGTAAAAGCGGTGCCAGTCGGCATACTCCGTGGATGACATCCCGGCAAGCATGGCACGCCAGTCGGGTCGCCCCATCTCACGCGCCAGTTTCAGGGCAAAACTCAGCTCACCGTCGAACACTTTCCCGCAGAAACAGGCTCTGCGGGCCCGGCGTCCTCTGTCTGTTCAGGGGCATTATTCACCACAAACTCATACATACCAGACAGCCGGTACACCACGTTTTCAGCATGAGAAATTGCCTCCGTGGGCCAGGTGGTAAGCACTTCCTGCTCAATCTGTTTAACGGCTTCATTCATGGACGGCATCTGCGTCTTCTGCGGATGGTTATGCCACAGGGACATCGCCACCAGAAACGCGCCGGTTCTGATGGCGTCTTCCACAGTAAACTTCCGGTTGCTGTCTGACTCCGCCTGTTCTGCCTGCCGTTTCATCAGGGCGAGATGCTCAATGCGCTGCAGGGCTGACAGTTCAGAAAGCGTGACGGTCACACCGTTATGTTCAAATGATTCGGTTTTCAGGAACATCGCTGACTCTCCGGATTAACTGGCGGTGACGGTAATTTCTGCAACCGCAGCAAACTCACCATTACCGGATACAACCGGAATGTTGACCTTGCCTGCAGCAACGCCTTTCACGGTGATGGTCATACCACTGACCGACACGGTGGCTTTTGTTTTATCCGCTGACACCGCACGGAAGCTCTTGTCAGTTGCACCCTCCGGCTGGAATGCCACGGTCAGCGTGGTGCTCTGCCCTTTCACTACGGAAGCACTGGCTGGCGTTACCGTCATGCCGGTGGCCGCTGTTACCGTGCTGCGATCTTCTGCCATCGACGGGCGTCCCACATTGGTGACCTTCACCGTGCGGGTGATCACTTCCTTCGCCGTCACCGCCTTACCGATACTGCTGACCCAGCCACGGAACACATCGACCGTGCCGTTCGGGAAGCGGATTTTATAAGCCCGAACATCCCCTTCATTAAACCACGCCAGCAGCGCCTGCTGCCCCTGCTCTCCGGGCATCCACGCCAGCGTGAAGCTGGTATCTCCGGCGGATTTCTGCCCCTGCCCGGTAGCGGTCCAGTCCGCCTCTTCATCATCGAGATAACTGTCGTCATAGGACTCAGCGGTCAGTTCGCCGGGCGTCAGGTCTTTAACTTTTGCCAGACGCGACCAGTCAACGTCTGAAAGCGGGTTCGCATAAGGGTCGCCGCTCCCGTTATAAACCCACAGGGTGGTTCCGGCACCTTTCACCGGTATTGCTGGATTTTGTACAGACATATCGTCCTCACATTTCATAGGTAATGACATAAGTCAGATCGGCTGAACTCCACATCCCCGCATCATCATCGCGCCGGTAGTCATAGCCGCTGGCCACCATACTGGTGATCAAATCTGACAGTGCCGGGATATCGCTCATCACCGGATAAATCCGTAACTCCATCCACGCATCCAGCTCTGAATCCGGCACCTGAGCAGGCAGGAAAACTTCGATATGCAGCTCCGCCTGCCAGGTATCGCTGTCCAGCTCTTCGCCCGTGTATTCAGCGCCGGTGAGATAAACGGCAATTGCCGGAAAATCCGCCTCATCAAAAACAGCGGGGCGACCATCAAAAAGCGTCGCCCCGGTATCATGTTTCTCCAGTGCATCCAGTACGGCTGCACGGAGTTCAGTATGTTTCATCGCTTTATCACAATCCTCAGTTGTTGTTTCAGCGCATAGCTCAGTTCTTTAGGCAGACGTTCGCGCCGGATACGGTTAACGTTCTCATCAAAAGCCTGTTTCAGTGGGGCTGCCATCGGAATTTTCACCACCTGAATGGGAAGACGATTACGCTTTTTCCTTCCCTTATCGTCATTGCCCTTCGCATACCTGGCTTCTGGCAGACGTTGCATAACATGCCAGCGCCCATTATTCAGTCGCTGGATGAATGCCCGCTGATAACGATGCTGACCAGCTTTAAGTATGCTGTTCGGACGACGGCCCAACATCCTGATCCCCAGCTTAATCACAGGGAGATCACCTCGGTTAACGATAATTTTGGCATTCGGATTTCTGACCGTCGCCCGTTTCAGTCTGGATCTCTCTTTAACCAGTTTTCTCGGCACCCTGGTTTCACGGGCAACCTGTGATGAAGACTGATTAATCGCCGTTGTAGCCACGCGGTTAATAGCCATTGCTGAAGCCGCCGGAATGGCGTTTTTACGAACCCGGCTCAGATTTTCAATCGCCTGATCAAGCCCTTTTATCGCCATAATTCACCCTGCGTTTATCGTCGCCGGTTAACTGCGGGTGGTTGCCCACGGTTGAGCCAGAGATAACAACTGCCCCCGTCATCCGGAGAAACACGATCCACCCAGAACGTCTCACCATTAATGGTCAGCGTGTCACCACGCCGCACAGCACGAACCGTATCCGTCAGCACAAATAATGACGGGCTGCTTCCTTCAATACGAACCCCGCCACCGGCAAATCCCAGCGACTCCGGATCGTCAAAAACGCCATGAACCTCGCCGCCACGCTGTGCACCGGAGGTGAACTGCGCCCTGATGCCCATCACTTCAACAATCGTACTGTCCACCCCGGAAAGGGCAGCATCAAAGACATTCTGAAAATCACGCATACTCAGCCGTTCCGTGCTGTATCATGGCTGTCGCCAGTGATGATGGCACCATAACACGCATACCCCGGAACGTCAGCTCAACGGGACGGCCTGTCTCCGGGCAATATCCCATCACATGCAGGCACTTGCGCACCCGGACAGCTTTAACATCATCCGGAATATCAGTGTTGTTCAACTGCCTGCCGTCGTCAGTGTAATTTTGCTCAGATACGCTCTCATCAGCGTGCATAATGCTCTCCCGGGAAGCAGCAAGTTCCTCTTCCCACTCAGACACACGTAGAGCAATATCCGCAGCACTCCCCGACATATCCGCCTCGCGCCCCAGCAGGCCAGCCAGTTCATGAAGACGATTCAGATTTTCTTCTTTTGTTGCCATCTCAGCCTCCTGTGCAAAAAGACACGGGGACATTTCGCCCCCGCTCACGGATTATTTCACCTGCACCACCACAAACTCATCCGGATCCGGCAGCACCATCAACGGCGCGGACTGCGTCATGGTGAATTCACGGGCCGGGTCACCCACTGTCAGCCAGTGTTTCGGGTAACGGGAAGAGGCCACCACACCTTCAGACAATGCCTGTGCATCCTGAATGGCACCGTAGCAACGAATACCTTCTGCCGCCGTATTTCCCAGTACCAGTGTCCCATCCGGCAGATAGCGTTTTTCGGTACCGTCCTCTGCCACATAAGACGTTTTCGCCACCACAATAGCCAGATCGCCGTAATACCCTTTAAAGGACACTACCGCACCCAGATCTTTCACTGCCGTTTCGAGGTGTGAATTTGAGCCGCGACGGGTATCCAGTTTTTCGCGGAACAGCTTAAAACCATTCAGCAGACGCCAGACGGTACCGTCCATGATGGCAATATTCACAAGACCGCTGGCCTGATCGCAGTAGAGGTCAATATCATACGTCGGATCAAACGTATCACGGTCCTGCTCAGACCATTTTTTACCGTCGGCCTGCTCAATGTTATTTCCTTCAGAGCGTCCGAAATCCACCTCGACAGTATCAAACTGCTCCCCTTCCATGGTGTATTTACCATACAGCACAGCATTTACCGCCTGCATTTCTTCCACCTGGACAATCGCGTGCTCTTCCTGTTTGAGGTTATCGGTAATGATACGCAGACGGCGGTAAGCCGGATCGTTCAGTTGAGCCGGATCTTCACCAGGAAGGCGCTCAACCGCCTGCTGGTAATTAAATTCGTGTTTCGGCTTGACGTAGCCCGGACGCAACACGCGGGTTTCACCACCACGATGACGCAGCACTTTTCCTTCAACAACCGGGGAGACATAGGCCGCCACCGGCGTTTTTCCGGTAATTTTGTCCAGCATCACCTCTTCTGTATGGAAATTCACCGTACGGCGGAAAAACAGCTCCAGAAACAGCGCACGAAATTTCACTTTTTGTTCGGTATAACCGAGTAACTGGCGGGTCGTAAACAATCCCATAAATCAGTTCCTTTCATTCAGAAATCAGTCAGGCCACCGCGGTGGCCTGATAACGTGTTACGGCAGCGCCGCGTGACTCAGGGCACTGCCGGCAAAGGCGTTGGCCTTTTTGTGTTCATCCACACTTTCAGGCCAGCGGATTGCCTCCGTCGCAAAGGTCCCCGACTTGTAATACGTCAGCGCCGTCTCTGTGCCTTCAAGCGGCAGTACCAGTATGCCAACCGCACTACCGGCTTTCTGTCCGTCCCAGACCACCAGTTTCCCGGTGGCCTCATCCAGCATCAGGGGTGTCAGTGCCGGTGTTGCCGAGGAAATCCCGCTGCTGCCTGTGGCGGTATGAGCCGGATCATTACCGGCAAAAATACGTACTTCCGCACGCTGTTCAGTGATGGTTTTCGTTACCATATTGTAAAAACCTCCTATTGATAGTCAGCACTGACTTCATGGCATGGCCATGAGCATTTTCACGTCCGCATCACCGTCTGCTGACGTCTGTGGCACGCCACCCTGTACCGCTGCCGGTGAATGGTTCGCCATGAAATGTTCAAACATGGCGGTTGTGGATGCAGAGACCGGTTCTGCCTTACCTGCTCCCGCCGCCAGCACAGCCCGGGCGCTCTCCACAGTCATTCCCGGGCAGGCAGCCAGCTGTTCAGCCTGCGCCTCAGCCCCTTTTGCCTCATCCAGTGCTATGATCTGATCACGGAGTGATGGTCCGGCATCCGCCTGCGGTGAAGCAGCCAGGATCGGGCGGGCTTTTTCCACCGTCATCTCCGGCATCGCCGCCAGCGTTGCCGCCAGTTGTTCACGACCGTTCGCTTCTTCACACGCCATAATGCGATCGGCTTCACTCTGCGTGGATGCCACCGGCTGCTGCGGTGCCGTCGCGGCCAGAATCGCCCGGGCCTGTTCAACGCTCATACCCTGTTGTCCTGCCAGCATCGTGGCAAGCTGTTCACGTCCTTTCGCTTCCTGGCATGTCAGGATCCCCATCACTCGCTGGTTCTCCTGCGCGGCGGCTTCCGTTGCAGTTAATTGCGGCATAGTGCCTCCTCTGACATTACTGTTCAGCGCCGTGGCCATCACACTGATGGCATCCGACGCATTGATTAATTCATCCGCCAGCCCGGCCTCAATGCCGGACTGACCTTCAAAAACGGCAGCCTCTGTTCCCGTGACGGCATCAACAGACAGACCGGTATACATCGCCACTTTTTCGGCAAACATCCGGCGCGCCGCATCAATCCGCTGCTGCATGTCCTGGCGAACCTCTGCCGGCAACGCTTCAAACTGATTGCCATCCACCTTGTGCGCCCCTGAGTAAATCAGCGTGATATCCACACCGGCCTGCGCCAGATGACCGGCATAGCTGACATGGCTCATCATCACGCCAATGGAGCCGATACGGGATGTCTGGGTAACCAGCCGTCGGGAACAGGCCGACGCCAGCAGCATGGCTGCAGAACAGGCCGTGTCATTGCACAGTGCCCAGACCGGCTTCTGCTGACGGAGGCGGTAAATCATGTCAGCGCAGTCAAACGCGCCGGCGGCCTGCCCGCCAGGACTGTCAATGTCCAGCAGTACGGCCCGTACCTGGCTATCCGCCATTGCCTGCTGAAGACAGGCGACAATGCCGTCATAGCCTGTCATTCCGGAAAATGGCCGCATACCACCCAGCCGGTGCACCAGCGTGCCGGTCACCGGCAGTACAGCAATACCGTTCACCACCCGGTAAACACGGGCCGGTCGTTTACCTCCGGCCATATACTCGTCCGTTTCAGCCAGCATTCCGGGAGCATCAAGCTGTACCTGTTGTTGTGGTACCGAAAGACTTGCTGCCCCCATCTCGCGCCCGAGCGCGCAAAAGAAAACCCGCGCATAGGCGGGCTCCAGAAGCAGCGGTTCATTGAATGCTGCGGCAATAATGTGTGAAAGATTACGTCTCACGTGGTGTTGTCTCCTCTTCCGGCCTGCGACTCTCCGCTATCTGCTGCTGATACGCCTGCGCTATCCACACCGGACGTGAGAGTCCGGCTTTTTCCCGCTCTGCAGATTCCCTGACCTGCTGGCGGAAAATGTCCTGATAATCCTCGCCCATCAGCGCCAGCTCTTTCTCATACGTGCTCAGTCCGGCCTCAATGCGCATCACTGATTCCTGGACTTCCTTGAGCCCGTCAATGGCCATTCTTCCGGCACCAATCCACTCTGCCCGTGACCAGGCTGATCGCGCCTGATAAAAATCAAAACGTGCCCGTGGCGGACGAATAATCCCCCGAAGAAGTGCCTCTTCCAGCCAGCAGGAAAACATCTGCGTGGCCAGCCGGGCCGCAATAAATTTTCGCCGCCCCATAAAATAGCGCCACGACTCATTGGCGGAGGCGCGGGCACTTGAGTAACTGACCTTCGAGTAGTCACGGGATAACTGTTCGTAGGAAACGCCAAGACCGGCGGCGATATACCGCAGCAGCGCCTGTTCAAGCGCAGAAAATCCATTGTCTGAATCCTGCGCGGTCTGCAGTTTCAGATCATCCCCGGGGAAAAGGTGCGGAATTTTGACACCGCCCAGCGTCACGTGATTCGTGTCATACCAGCTGGAGAACTTCTCCAGAATATTAATAAGCGGATTATCCTTCTGCCCCTGCGGCGCACCAGCGATATATTCAAAGGCCTTTTCGGTATCAAGTTCACTTTCGATTGTGGCTGCATACATGGCCTTCACAATGGCCGACTGAAGCTGTGTTACCTGCAGGGAATCGAGCATCTTCAGCCGCTCCATGACGCTGTAAAACTGATTAGCCCCACGGGTCTGCCCGTCCTCCACCGGCTCGAAAATATGCAACATGGCCGGACGCCCGGTGGGAAGTTCACGCGGGATCCGCTCCCATCGTCCACGACCAGAGAACGGAAAATCATCCTCACAGATATGGTACGCAACGGCACGGCCATATCGATCGACCTCCACCCCGGCACGCAGAAAACGGTTCCCCATACCGTGTCCTGGCGTGTCCACCCGTTTCGGACTCACGGCTTTAAAACGCGTACGGAATAACTGCGTGGTTTCCGTATCCCAGACCGGCTGCACAAATATTTCGCCGTTAAACGCATGAACGCCCACACCTTCACGGATAAATTCCGTGAAGGTGCGTTTTCCTTCCACGTCGATCTCGCCAAACATCCCTTCGGCGTATTCCGACCAGGCCGCCTCCACCTCATCGACAAAGCTTTTTGCTGCAGTCTCCCGCATCCCCAGCCAGCGCCAGTTCGGACGGTAGCTGATCAGAAACATATGCCCGACAATGTGATCTTTATGCAGGGCCACCGCATTAGCCGCTATTCCGTTATTGCGCACCAGATCATCTGCCCGGGCATTCCCCAGACGCAACGCGGGCAGCAGGGCCGCATCGGCACTCTGCGCCGGTGGCAACCACTCCGCCATTTGCCCGCCAAATCCTGCGCCGCCCCCGTTGTAGCTGAGACTCTCACGAAGCGGAACGCCGTTCACATCAATCAGGACAGGCGTTAGTTTCATAACCTCACTCCCAGCGGACGACGGCGACGTCGGGTTGTCCCCAGTACCGACTCCGCATCATTGATCGCCCGGTTAAGCTCATCCAGAGAAGCCGCCGTATATTCAATTCTGCGACCATCTTTCTGGACAGACACCACCCGTTTACCGGTTAATAAATCAAGGCGCGCCTGACGCAGCGCCTGCAGTTCAGCGACTGTAACCATTCACTCCTCCGGACAGCTTCGCTGCCAGTTCTTTAAGGGTTGGCCGGGTCGTCTCTTCTTCCCGGGATTTTGCCAGTACAGCCAGATCAAGCTGCCAGCGCTGCACGGACACACGTAATGCCGCGTAGGCATACACCAGGCAGTCCAGCGCTTCGTTACGCCGCTTTTTGTTATCCCACAGCAGACGCATCTTTCCTTTTTCCCACTTCTCCACAAGCTCTTCCGCAACCAGTTGCTGCGCCTCTGTCTGCGAAAAAATCTCCGGATCATCAGGAAAACGGATGGCATACGACGTGGCTTCATCCGCAGGCGTGGGATCGGCTTTCATACGGGCATAGAGAATTTCTTTTGCGGTGTCCGTCCCCACTTCACACAGATACACGCCCCGCTGATTGCGGGTTTTTGGCATGGTGATCACCGGCTTGCCATAGACAGATGCGCCTTTTACCGGCAGCACCCGGAAAACACCGTGTTTTTTTGACCTCTGATAAACGATTTCGCCATCGATCCCCCCGATGTCCCAGCAGACACGGGAAATGGTCATTTCGGTTCCGTCTGCATGGCGGTATTTTTTGTTGATCGCCGCATCCACACGTAACAGCGTCTCTTCCTCATCGGGACGCCCCATAATGATGATTTTATCCACCAGAAAGGCTTCCTCTCCCGGAGCCCATCCCCAGACATACATCTCAAAACGGTTTCGCTGCGAGTCAATGCCCGCCGTCAGATAAACCACCCGGGCAGGCACTGCCGCCGTGTAACGCACAACCTTATCCATCAGTACCTGGTGATCGAGTTTTTCGCCCACGGCCTCTTCCCAGGTCTCGCCCAGCGTGGTGTTCACAAAGGTTTTCAGGCCGTTGGGATCTTTCAGTGCATCCAGCCAGTCATAGACAATCTGTACCCAGGTGGTGAACGGACTGTACGCCGTCCAGATATGGAACGTGATGGAGCGCGGCGGCGGAATTTCATTACCCGCAGCGCTGAAAAACATCAGACCGTCACGGGTCCACATGCCCGTGTTTTCACTAATCCACCGCCCGTTGCTCTGGTCCAGTTCAGACTGATGGATCACGCAGCCATGATGTTCACAGAGGTAGAAAACACTTTCGGGACTGTCCTTCTCCCATTTAAGCCCAAAAGGCGTGGACTCATCGCCAAATTTCAGATACTGCTCCTCCCCACAGTGCGGGCAGGGCACATAAAAACGCATGAAATGCGCCGACTCGTTGGCCGCTTTTTCGATCTGGCAGGAGCCTTTTATTTTAGGCGTCGAGCCGCGAATGGATTTTGGCCATACAGAGCCCTCAATACGCTTATCCCCCAGCAGGGTTGGCGAGCCCTCTTTTTCAACATCCGGCTCGAACGAGGAAAGTTCGTCATAGCAGACCACATCCACGGATTTTTCACGGTAGTTTTTGGCGGCAGCACCACCCAGGCACCAAAAACCCACACGGGAAGTGAATCTTTTTAATGTCAGCGTGTTATCCCGGTGCTTACGTCCCAGCCAGGGGGAAAGAATTTTCAGACAGGGAACATCCCGTAATGTTGACTCCACATGAGACTTCATAAAATCTTCAGCGGCAGAATCCGTAGGCTGAAACAGAAGACTGTTACGGTTTTTATGCTCAATAAAGTAACCAATAACGCCCATCAGCATTTTGGTGTAACCGACTCGAGCTGATTTTATAAGATTAATCGTGCGGATCCGGTCATTACCCATGCAGTTCATTATTGCCACCTGAAATGGCAACGTCTTCCACCGCCCAGCAAGATAAGAGGACTCCGGGGGCAAATAATAATTTTGATCGGCCCATTCAACGGTGGTTACAGGCAGTGGGCGTAAAAGCCCACGAAGTGCCACTCCACAAACAACAGCAAAGTTATTTAGCTGCTTCTCTGAGGTATTCATCCAGCATCTCCGGTAACTTCTCTGCCGTTGATGCGCATCGGTTTGCCGCCTTTGCTATATCGGTTTTCAGGAAATCAAGCATAGCGGGCGTCAGTGCCGAAAACTGTCTCTGCATGGACAATGGAATGGAGTCAAGAATGGCAGAGATCTCCTGTGCCAGTCTTCCCAGAGCAAAAAGGCAAAACCCTGTATCAATGACCTGCCCACTGTCGCGGGCATTTTTCAGTTCCTGTGCATCTGCCTGTGCCTTCGTCAGTCGGTAACGTTCGTAATCAATGGTGCCGGGCTGAAGGTCTGATTCGCTGGCAGCCCTCAAATCCTCGACCTCTTTACGGAGTTTTTCGTTTTCAATATCAGCTTCGCGCTGCGCATACCACTGAATGGCAGCAGTTGTATCAAAAACTGATTCAGTCCCTTTCCCTCCACCAGAAACTAGTGGTAACCCCTGACTCTGCCAGGCGGTGATGGTCCTGACATCAACGCCAAAAATATCGGCCAGTTTTTTCTTATTGACGTTCATACACTCATCCGGAAACCAGAAAGGATCTGAAAATGGCGTTTTCGGACAAAAACAGCCTTTGTCAGATCCTTTTATATTTTTAATATTCTATTGATAATCAATCAGTTAAAAAGAAGAAGAACGGATCTACTTTTTCCCGAAAAATTTTCATAAATAGTGAAAACGCGCGAGGTCGCCGCCCCGTAGCCTGCCGGATCACCGGAAAGGACCCATTCAAATGATAATAATTATCATGTTCATAAAGACCATCACAACTTCTATGTACACCATGAAACCACGGCAAATAATCAATTTTGGCGCAGGTGTCGCATTAATTGATCCGCATCAACTTAACGTAAAAACAACTTCAGACAATACAAATCAGCAACACTGAACACGGAACAACGTCATGTCATCAAAAAATAAAACCAGCAGAACAACTACCCGTAACATCCGCTTTCCAAACCGAATGATCGAGCAGATACATATTGCTCTTGAAGAAAAAGGATCAGGAAATTTTTCTGCATGGGTCATTGAAGCCTGTCGCCGAAGACTGTCAACAGAGAAGAGAATAAAGACAGCACAACGGAATACTGAAGAACTAAATACCCGGTCAGGTTACTTTTACCATCGTACTAATGGACAATGACGGGAAATAATTCCTCACACATTGTACACTGTAAAATCCGATGTGCATCGTTTCGATTATTTCCGTACCAACGAACATGAAGTCAACTACATCAGTCAACTATTTCTGTTAATACGGAAACACAGCGTCGATACAGCGTATCCGGGAACTTATTTCAGACATTGAGTACGGATATATTCCTGCGCTCCTTCCAGTTGTTTCTGCATCACCATCACTCGTTCTCTGAGGGTAAAATAATCCCGTTCAGCGACGTCTGCCAGTCTGGGGGAGACTGCATTATCCACGCCGGAGGCGGTGGTGGCTTCACGCACTGACTGACAGACTGCTTTGATGCGCAACCGACGACGACCAGCGGCAACATCATCACGCAGAGCATCATTTTCAGCTTTCGCATCAGCTAACTCCTTCGTGTATTTTGCATCGAGCACAGCAACATCACGCTGGCGCACCTGCATATCAGTAATTGTCGAGTTCGCCAGCTTCAGTTCTCTGGCATTTTTATCGCGCTGGGCTTTGTAGGTAATGGCATTATCACGGTAATGATTAACAGCCCATGACAGGCAGACGATGATGCAGATAACCAGAGCATAAATAATCGCGGTTACTCTTCTCACTGCTCTATCCCCCAACAGGCTAATGCGCTTTCCTGGTCACGACGAATAACCTGACCATAACAGTTATTTGAACGAATGTGGCAATCGCGCCCCCTGTCCTTAATCCACCAGCGAATCGCCTCGCAGGCACCTTTACGATCACCTGCATTAAGCCGCTTATAAAACGTCGACGGGAAACACTTACCGGGGCCAATGTTATAGGGGCAAAATGACGCGATACCCGCTTTCTGGGGTTCGGTCAGTGGTACTTTAATATTACGTTCCACCCATGCCAGCGCCTTATTACGTTCAATAGCGTTAACCTGGTCGCATTTTTCCTTCGACAGTTTCATTCCCGGTATGACGGGCTTACCATCCACCATTGTGGCACCACGACAGATGGTCCATATGCCGGAGCCATCGCGGTATGCAGTGGTGTGATTCCCCTCTTTTTCATCCAGAAACTGATCGAGAATGTCAGGGGCAGGAGCACTGGCGGCAATCAGTGCCATAACAGCAGCCGACAGGCTGTATCTGATTTTTACGTTCATGGGTATTTATCAGGATTTATCGGCTTCAAATCCCCGGATATGTTAAATCTTACCTCGCCAGTGATGGGCACTGGCGGGAGGAGGATGTCAATCTGATAAACACAGAGGTGACTGACTATGGATTACACAAATCTACCAAAACAAACTTTTGCTGATTTAATCGCACTCAGGCAAGCAGTCGTAGCTCTAATCAACTTGTTGCCAGAGAAGGAAAAGGAATTAGTTAAAGCGCTTCTTAACAGAACTGCCGCCGATTTTTCATCATATTCACTGACAGATGACCTTGTGGACCTTCCTGAATTAATTGCAGCGTCCGCCATTAAGCTTACTGAAGAGATTTACCCTCCTCAAAAATCTTCACAAAATTCCTGCGAGTAACTTCAATGCAATAATCGTAAAACGCCGCAAACTGCTCATCGCGGTGTTTTTTTTCATCTTCAGAAGGAATCAGCACCGACAATTTTTTATTCAGATCAGCGACGCTGCCCTCCAGTTTTTCAATGAGCGATTCAATATCATCCTTTTCTGACCGCAATGCCGTCGGTGGCGTCTTCAGAGAACCAGTAATTCTTCCCGGTAGTTTTCCTCTGTAGGTTATCCACACATTCTGCGCCTCTAAAATTATGGGGCGCTTTCCCGGCAACGGTTCGTTCCCTTCACATAACCCGGCAGCAATATCCCGGAACAATATCTTTGCCTGTTTGATTGCCTCTGCCTCGTAAAACTCCAGCGTTGCCCCTTCAACACGATCCATGCTGATATTCAGATCAACAATTTCACCGGCAAAACGTTCTTTATCCTGTAAGGCTACAATTACCGAGACTTTATTCGCAAAATTACGGGTCCCTTTCACAATCAACTCATAGCTTTTAATCATTGAATTACTCTCCCCGCGCCGCTTTGCGACGGTCCTCTTTAATCTTGAAATACAGATTCGTCAGATAAGTCAGAAAGCCCAGTGCCAGACTTCCCAGTACGCCAATTGCCGCCCACTGTGACGGACTGACCTGATCAAGCCACTGTAAAAACCAGTAGCCGGCACTGCCTGCAGAAGTACCATAGGCAATACCCGTTGAAATTTTGTCCATTGGACTCACAACCTCACCTCCGAGTCATCCGGTGGCGTTATATTCAGAAAATTGGGGGAATGACGCAAAAAAACTGCCAGACGATGGCAATCGTCTGACAGCAATAACAGGTAATCCAAAAAACATGGGTAAAACAACAAGTGAGTGATTATGGCGACACGGTGTCGGATTTCTACCGATGAGCCTTTGGCGTGGTCAACCGTGGCTCGCTTGCGTCAACGATGAATTAACGAAGCAAATCCTTTGCAACTTATGCACAAACCACCACATCAGCCCTGCAACATTGCAGGATGCACCGTGTTGTTACGGATTATACGTAACAGATGTCCCACTAATAATTGAGTTAATTCACAAAATTGTATTTGCTGATAACATACTGATTTCCTGAATGGTCTTATTGAACCGTTCTGTCTCAAGCTCAACACCTAATGCCCGACGCCCCAGCGCCATTGCTGCTTTTATTGTGGAACCGGATCCCATAAAGAAATCAGCAACCAGATCGCCAGGTCGACTACTGGCATTGATTATTTGCCTGAGCATATCCGCCGGTTTCTCACACGGATGTTTGCCCGGGTAGAACTGAACGGGTTTATGCATCCAGACATCGGTATAAGGCACGGAGACTGATACGGAGAAATAGCGACGGAGAGATTTAAACTCATCCAGCAATTCAGAATATTTGCGATTCAGTGAATCATAAGATGCCACCAGTTGGTGGTGTGGTTGTTCCAGCTGTTGTTCCTGAAACTTCTCTGCCGCTATACGGGAAAAAAGTGCCTGTAACTTCCGATAGTCAGCCTCATTCGGCAACTGCCACTGACTGGCACCAAACCAGTGGGAAACCATATTTTTCTTACCTGTGACTTCGGCAATTTGTTTTGCCGTTATACCCAGTTCGGCACGAGCATCCCTGAAATACGATATCAGCGGTGCCATTATATGCTGTTTGAGTTCCCTTTCTTTTGCCGCATAGCCGTCACTTTTGCCGCGATATGGCCCCTGGTAATGTTCAGCAAACAGAACGCGCTCTGTGGCAGGAAAATATGCGCGCAGACTTTCTTTATTACACCCATTCCAACGTCCGGACGGCTTCGCCCAGATGATATGGTTAAGCACGTTGAAACGTTCACGCATCATGATCTCAATATCAGATGCCAGGCGATGCCCACAGAACAGGTAAAGGCTTCCGGCAGGTTTTAACACCCGCCAGAACTGGGCCAGACAGTGGTCCAGCCACTTAAGGTAATCTTCGTCCCCTTTCCACTGATTGTCCCAGCCGTTGGGTTTCACCTTGAAGTACGGCGGATCTGTAACAATCAGGTCAATGGAATCATCAGGCAGGGACTGAATAAAACGCAGGCAATCAGCGTTGATTAAATCAACACTGTTTATTTTTACAGTATTTTTCATGGATCAGTAAGCGTAACTCTGGTAGGCTCACTCTGCTTTTGCGCTAAAGCAGTGGGCCGTGGTTCGCTTGTGACCAGTAAGCATGAGCGAATGGCTGGCAGGTGCTACCAACACCCACCAGCCGCCCATTTTCACAGCAGGAAACCGCCATTACTGGCAGCGTCTGAATTTATTCCCGTACCCGCCGTTATCCTTCGCCAGACCCGCCAGAACTAACTGAGTCAGTATTAACTGACACCGGGCTTCGCTTACTCCGGTAGTTCTCGTCATCATGCGTGGCGTTACCCACTTGTCAGCAGGTAAGAAATGAAGGACTGCGGCGGCGGTTTCTGTCATATCTTGCTGTTTTAGCATGTCTTTTTCCCTTCTGGTTAACATGACATACCAATAACTCTTGTCTAAAAAGCCAGCAAGATAAAAAGTCAGTATTCACGACCACCAGCGTGTTTACTGTACTGCACCAAGTTTACAGGTACAAAAAACCCGCTCAGTGGCGGGTTTAAGTTGTGTGGCGAAGTAACCACTCTTAACACACTAATAGCATTTTTGTTATAACACAAGTAGCTCATTCAGTATTTTTAGAATCTTGACTTTCTTAAGCACGGCGAACTCTGAATACCAAACATAAAATCAATTATCTTCCAGGCCGGATGCTATCAACGAAAGCCTCTCAAAAAACGCTGTAGCAGCCTTGTCCAAAGTTGAATAAGTACTGTATTCTCCGTGTTCGGGACCAACCACTACCCATGGTCGTCTTTTTGGGATTCGGGACTTCTCAGAAATCACTGTTCCAGATATACCAATATCAATTGTTACACCTGTTATTATTTTCTCTTCATCTCTTTCCCTGAACTCAATTGCCATAAATGCCGTTTTTTTTCGTTTCCCGTTTTTAAAAAAATCAAATAAAGCAAAGCAATGCTCATTAAAATCAACACCCCATCGTCCTTCAGGATAAAGGGCATGAAAGTTGTCATTTACGCTCTGCATCGTCTCATAAGCTTTAACTTCTAAATCTCCATAGTGCATAGATACCGCGCAGGAGTCACTGGGTAACTGTATTTTCCCAAGATTGAAAACCTTTACTGCTCCAGAACTATGGCATCTTGCCCGCAATTTATCCCCATTTATACTAATCGGAGAAATATTCCTTAATGTTCCGGGCTGGCTCCCTCCTAAGTAAACGACTGTTAAAGATTGCTTATTTTCAATTGCATCAACTAATACATGCTCTACATTTTTATCCATAATAACCTCCCAATGAACAGGTATCATCAGGAGGTTATAATAAAATATGATTATTTACTTTGATTGAATTTATTACTATATGTAACAATCAATTTCTAAAGATACCCCCAACATTGCCAGACAACCGTCAATAAACCCTTCAGCTTTCTGCAGTCTGATAACAACCTGATTAAGTGATATCCCCAGTTTTACCCCCAACGCCCGTAATGTAACCCCATACACATAATACATTTCCAGTAATTCGTATTGATACGGTTCCTTTTTCTTAAGAACTGTCATCGCAGAGCTAATGATCAGGCCATCGTCATCGCTACATTGCGGGCGGGATTTTACTTTCGAAGGAATTAATCCCTTAAAACCTGCAGCAACAGATGACCATTCCACATCCTCGTGATTATTTGCCACCCATGCCCCCCAACGTTCAAGAACCATTTGAATATCACGCATCAACTTTCTCCACAAAATCAGGCCAGCACGCCTATTGCCAGCGCACGATCGATAAAACGAAATATCAGCTCCAGCTGGGAGCCATACTTCTCTTCAAATGCCACGGTATCCGCATGCAGCTCGTCGTGATGCTTTCTGCACAAAGGCAACACAAAGAGGTCATGCGCTTTTGTAGCCATTCCACCCTGACCGTGACCTATCAGGTGGTGGGGATCATCAGCAGGCTTTCCACAACATGCACACGGCTGCGTCTTAACCCAGCGCGTGTACTTTTCATTAACCCAGCGGCGACGTTTTGGGCGTAACATAAAAGACTCCGGCGACTCCGGATCCACTTTCAGCGCCAGCACCTTTTTTGCCTTATCCTGGATGATGCTGGTGGCAGGAACCGAAGGCACAAGGTCACTTTCCCGGGTGACAGACGGCACAACAGGCTTTGGTAATCTCAGTGCCTTACGGGCTGCACTTTCCGGTAAGGCATCCGCCAGATCATGACGAATCAGCCACCAGCACAGTTCCGGCATTGTCACAACGTGACTATCATCAAAACCGAGATCCCGACGCACAACAGACAACACCCAGCGGGCACAGTTATCCGTTGCCATTGATTCCAGCCGTTCCGTGAACTGATCGCGCAGCTGGTTATCGCAGTGCCAGCACAGACGGATTGCGCCCGGAGCGTGTCGCATTGTGGTAATGTTCTCGCTGTGCCAGTCGGAATGAGGCCACTGACAGCCCTTTTCACGAAGTAACCAGCT